GTTTACGCTTCTGCTTACGAGCAACTTCTTTACCAGCATCGGTGCCATTATTCCAGAGACCAGAATTATGCTCACACACGGGGCACTTTTGATTCACGGTAGTGAGGCACTGGTCTATCAACCAACCACCGGGACCTTGAAATGCGTGACTATAAACTTTCACAAATGGCAAATCTTCCCCATCAGGAGCAGGAAGAAAGCGAATGACTGCAAAACCATTATTTCCCTTGTCTACACTCAACTTCCAAAAGCGTTCATCACTAGAACTTTCGGAGTTATTCATTTTTTCTACTTCTTTGACTAGTTTGGCAGTCAAAGAACCAAGTTTAGATTGTTTTTTAAGGTCAGAAAAACCCATTTGGATACCTCGGATAAATTGGATTCGGGGGATTACTTTAATATTATAGCAAAAATACACTCAACCGTCAATATATTGTTTGAGAGATTCGATTGTTTTGTTCATACTACCGAATAATAAGTTCATATCAGTTTCTGGTGGAAATCCCATCAGTGCTACTGATTTGCGTAGGTTATCTTTCATTTCAACCGCTTGTGGATCGTCTGAAAGCGATAACCTTGTATACATTACTCGTTGCTTTTCCAGCAAGAGTTCCAACTTCTCAATATGTTCCAGTTTACTTTCACGAGCCATCATACCAAAAGAAAGAATACTTCCGTAAATTTCTTCTTGTAATCTGTTAATTTCTTTTAATTCATCCTGAATAATATCGGAATCAAAAAAATTACTCATTTATGATTTCTCGTAAAATGCGTTTATACTGGAATATGTCTGTATTTAGAAAAGGAGCATACTTTAAAATCTTTAAACTTACAGTCTCCCATACCGGGTCAAGAAGTTTCTGATCAAACCTTTTACTGAACTGAAATATTCTATCATAAATTACCAAAGTTTCCAAGCAGATTTTACCACCCAAAAAACTTTTTAGAATTGGCGGATGACCTTTGGAACAGTTCAAGGCATCGTCTAATTTGGTCTCCGAGAACAATTCGCTGCTTTGTTCTTTGAACAAGTAGGTCAAACTCTGTTGTCTTCGCATCCACTCTTGGTAGGTTCTTTCTCCTTCGTTTATTAAAGAACCAATCCATAAGTTTTCGGGTGTGTCTGATGCTACAAAGTTTGATACTAGAAAGTCTACGATTTCTTTGTCAGAATACTTTCTTGAGGTCTTCTCAAAAAAATACTTATCAGACCTTTTATTAAAAGAAGTCAATGTTGCTCTGACTTTCTTGTTGTATTTAAAGTAATCGTATTTTGGATTGGTAAAATGTGATTTTAACGAAAGATAATTTTGATAAACTTCAAATGGACTCATAGAGGAAGTTTCGCCTTTGACGTGCGTTTCATAAAGTTCAAACTAATCGCATCATATTTGAGTTTTTCTTTAAGTGGTTTAGAAATCAGTTTTGTAACTGATTCCACTTCAAGATTATTAATCTCACAGAAATGGCAAATTGAATCAATATAATTTAATCCTTCTGTAGCAGCAATATGTTCTATTTCTAAAGCAAACTTTGAAGGAGTCAAAAACTTATTTTCTATAACTTTTTCTAGTTCCTTGTCTATTTTATTTTCCATTAATTTTTCGGTTCCTTCTGAACTATTTGTTTCTAGATTAAAAAAATTCAATAACATTTTTACACCAAAACTTATAATAATTTTATCATTAATTTTAAATTTTTTCAACCGTCCATTTTTTATGATGTTTTGATTTTTTATTCAAAACATTGGACATAGCACTTGGATGCAAATTATGTTCTTTACAAAATTTTGTTAGATTTTTAGTATAAAAAATTTCTCGATTGGGATTTAAAATTTTATAATTATTTTTACATTTTGAATGTGAAATTTTTTCTTTTTCACTATCTGGTCTTTCTCTCCCGTAAAGAGGATGGTCGTCTCCAGTTACACCAAATAAATAATGATTTTTACCACTTCTTTTTTCAAGTGTTGTTATATTTTTCATTGGATTGTTATTTATCCACATTTCTTTCATCATTTCTCTATGAGATTTTCTTTTAGATGGATGTTTTTCGCCAAGTTTTTTCAATGATTCATTTCTTTTTTCCACAACCTCTTTATTTTTAAGATGACTTTCTTCACTTTTTAATATAATTGAAATGTCTGGTCTTTTTTTACCATAATTAAAATGATTTTTACCTTTATAAAAAGTTTTACTTCTTATAACAGCACTTTCATATAATCTAGAATTGCAATATCTCCCATTTCCATACTTATCACCAGACATCAAAATATGTGCTTTGTTCATTTTGATTGTTTTCCAATCAGTCAAACCATATCTTTTAATGTAAATCTTTTCTAATAATGCGTGTGCTATATAATGTTCTCTTGATGTAAGTACGACAACTCTATTGTTTTTTCCAAAGACACTTTTTGGAAATATGTGATGTTTTTCTGTATAACCTTCAGGAGGAGTTCTGTTCTCCGCTTTTCTTATAAGATTACAATAATATTTTAGATAATTCATAATTCTTCTCTATCAGGGTCGCAATAGTATTTATAAGGGGAGCATAAAACTCCCCACCTGAAAAGTGCGACCCAGACAGGCACTTTTATTTAGACATAAGTTCCAAACGATCATTAACAAACTTTTTAATATATTGAATTACTAATCCCATATATTTTTTCAAATCTCTTTCTTCATATACAACACATTCCCCATTTTCACACGCCATAATAATTACAAGTTTTTTGATTGGCGTTCCAGTCATTTCATAATACGCCATACCATAAAACATTGCTTGAACAAAATAATGAGTAATCCACTCTTTTGGTTTGGGTTTTTTGGAAGTTTTAAAGTCAATTACAGCAAGTTCTCGATTGTGCTCTCCAATACAATCCGTTGTTCCTGCTACACCAAGAACTTTACTATACAAAGCACCTTCTAAACAATGAATATTATTAATTTTATTCAGTTCCGTTTTCGTAATCTTAAAAAGAAAATCCGGAAGCGGCGGAACAGGCGGCAGATCCTTATTATAAAGATAATTCTCCACGAGAGAATGCATATCCGTGCCACGACTTGTTGCCGCTTTAGTAATCTTCTGTGCTTCCTCTTCACCGACTTTTTTACGCCACTTGACGAATATTTCACGATTAAAATGACTTGTAACAGAAGTGATTGAAACTAGTTTAATTAACTCATCATTATCGGGAATGAAGTAATACCTGACGCCATCAATCGTCTCACGCTCCAACTTTGGGAGTTCAATATCAATATGTTTGAACATTAAGACCTCACTCTCCCTTTATTATAACCCATAGGTATAGATTCGTCAATTGTTATAAGTTTTTCTTCAATCCCATTATTAATCCAAAATCTTTTAGGACGATTTTTTGCTCTTTCTTTTATTTTTTCAATAGTTTCGGGTGAATGCTTTTTACCAAACATCGGATTATTTTCCCCAGAAATATCGTGATGATTTTCACTGATTTTTTTTCTGGTTTCTTCCGATAGTTCTTTCCCCAAATGTTTTTCTCTAATTTTTTGCTTCGATTCTTCAGATAAAACTCTACCTGTAAGCCAAGGTTTTGGTATATTTTTACCAGTGTCACTCATTTTTCTTTTAGTATCTTCACTATGTTTTTTTCCGTGCATACCAGTTCTTTTTTCTTTATGAAGTCTTTTCATAACTTTAGAACGGCGTTTTCTATCTTCATCATCTATAATTACACCATATAATCCATCACCACCATCCGTCAAATTATACCCATTAGGAACTTTTGTATCGTACTTTTTAATATAATACGGTTCTAATTCATATGCTCTTTCAGCACTTTCAACTTCTTCAATCAAATCAATATAAAAATTATCTTTTCCATATTTTTTAATCGCTTCAGTTAAGATAAATCCCCTTCTAGTATGTTGTAAAAATCTTTCTTCAATAGAAAATTTTGTGATTCCAACATATTGTTTTTTATTTTCAATATTAGTAATTAAATAAACTTTATATATTGTTTAGTTCGTAAAGGTTTTAATTATTTATAATAACATAAGTTTTTATGAACTAGACTTAAATTACAATCCTAATGATTTTTTAGCAATTACAAACTCTCGAACTAAAGAACTTCTTACAATGTCATCAATATTGAATTCAATTTTTTCAAAAGAAGGCATTACATCAATTACACGCATAAAATCAATAATACCAGTCTTTTCACTCATTTTGACTAAATCACTTTGTTCAATGTCCCCAGCAAACATAATTTTAGTATCTTCACCACATCTAGAAATTATAGAAAAACTTTCGTGTGCTGAACAATTTTGTGCCTCATCCACAATAATAATACAATTATCTAAAGTAACTCCTCTAATAAAAGAAGTACACCAAAAAGAAATTGTATTTTGTTCTTTTAAATTGCCATATAACATCTCAAAATCAACATCAGACGGCATTTGAAACATATATTTCACCATATTCTTATAAGGAATTTCAAATAACGATTTTTTATCTGATTCTGATCCCGGTAAAAATCCAATTTCTCTAGTCTGAACTAAACTTCTTACAATATAAATTTTTTCATAAGGAGTTCTTTCATCCAAAACTTCTTTGAGTGCCTTATAAAGAAGGCAAAAAGTTTTTCCAGATCCCGGAACACCGTGAGCAAAAATATTTTTACCTTCATCAAAATACTTAAATAATAATTTTTGATTGTCTGTAAGAGGTTCTATATCAACCAAATACTCTGAACTTAATGGTTTCTTTCTCTTTGCCTGCTTTGCAGTCAGACCAACTCCGATTGGTTGGTCTGCGTTGCTTCTCTTTCTTCTTG